CACATTATCAAGAAGTCCTGTTCCGCTGACTGCTACTTCTTCGTCTCCGTTCCACGCGATCGGAGCAGCAAATTGATTGCTAATAGTTACAGTGACATTTCCGGGAGCAAAACCTCCAGTGTCCGGCGCGGTTGCTGCTGGTGTGATTGATACCGGTGTAATTTCTCCGACGACCGGGACATTGACGGTTTGATTGAGTGCTACGCTGTCTATGCGACTGTCTCGTGTTACTGCTGGAATGAAACCAACAAGCTCACGACTGACAACATCAGCAGCGGAGTATAAGAAAGGGATTAGATTTGTTAATGTATTTGGTGAAGCCATGGTTTAAGTCCTTTAAATTAGTCAAAAAAATAATGACCATCGCGGTCCTAAAACCATTGCTTCTACTTGAAGCACTACCTTAATCTATAATTTGATATTGTTTTGCTGCTGCTGATTTATCTCTATCTTGCAGTGATTCAAACTGCGCTCTCTTCATAGTTTTACTAACTGTAGAACCGCTGCTTCCGTTTGCTCCGCCACCGCTTGCGTTAGCAGGGAACCAATGTGGTGCGATTACTTCCATATTTTCAAGCCATTCTGCAGGGCTGTACGGTGTCTTGCCATCTTTTCCAAGAACAATATTCCCATCAGAATCCAACTGCACTGCATCGCCGTTCTCGTTCAACGTAAATTTTTCTCGTGCAGCTCTTAAAACGTCCCCTGATTTTACAGCACTTGCGTGCACTTTTCCAGTAACTGCATCTCTGATTCTATCATCGAGAACTCTTTGACTGTATTGTTTCGTTTTTGATTCAGCAGCTATAGCTTTGCTTTGTGCATCATCTATCTGTCTTTGTAAATCCTCGCGCATTTTTTTAGTACGATTATTAAAAACCTCATCTATTTTGCCTTCGGCCAGAAGCTTTGCTTCCCCATCTTTGTCAAGTCTTGCCATCATCTCCTTGACTTTTTCAATATCAATTCCTGCGTAGCGTTCCTCAAGGTCTTTTGCTGCTTTGCGTCTCTCTGCTGCTTCTCGTTTTACAGTTGCAAGTTCGATTCTCATTTTATCAGTGTCTTCTATTCCTGTTACATCGAGATGAAACTTGCCGTCTTTTTCTATGTAAAAATCTTTTAGAGTATCATCAGGTGCTTCATCAAGAACAAGTGCTAGTGACATATTTTTACCTTTTTATTCGTTAAACCTTTTAAATCTTTCGTGATTATCCACATCTTTTTGGCTATGTCAAGTCTGGTCATATTTGGCTTTTAATTCGTCAAGTGACAAAGGGGCTCCACGACCACTCACCAAATCTCTTAAAGTCAACTTCCCTGATCTGAAAAGCTCGCTTCTTCCTTTCCCAAGCACTTCATCTGCAAATTCCTTCGGCTGTCTGTTTAGATACTCTTCAAAAGTAGTCGAACCAGACTGTACTCCGGTTTCACTTGCTCTGCCCCCACCCTCTGTATCCGTTAATGCCGTTTCAGGATAGGTCGTGCATCTGCAAGAAAAATGCACAGGCGGATGTATCCATTGCAGAGAGTGTCCTACAGGCTTTTTGCTTAGCGTCTTCCATCTAAGACCGTCGCGCGGTGCGCACTGAATGCAAATTCTGCTATCTAGAGTAGCCAGCCAGACTGTTTCTGATTTATCATTAGCGTGCATTTCCTGAACTTTTGTTCTTGCATCATTCAGAATTTGCATTACAGAAGTATGCACTAACGAGACAGAGTTACGATCTGCTAGATCGTTAATGTCACTTATTCTTGATGATATCTGCTGCATTGTCTCGCCTTGCGCCACGCCCATTCTAACAGCAGAAGCGAATCTGAAAGCCGTATCCGATTTCATCTTCGACCACCACAATTTTGACGGCGCGCCTTCTATTAGCGTATCTGATACGATAGATTCTAAAACTGTTTTGCTCGGAACAGATACTAACAATGCTTCTGCTGCCTGCTTTGCAGATACTTTAACTATTTCAGTAGATGATTTACTTAACTCTTCCTGAGACTTGTCATAGCTGTCAGAAATAATTTGATCAGTTTCACGCAATAACGCATTAAGTCTTTTGCGCGTTATCTTGTCAAGATTTACTTGTGACAAAGAAGCCATTACATCCTTTCGCATCTTTTCAAGCAATTTTGAAACCTTGCCTTCTATACTTGCGCTATGCCTAAGAACGTCAAGTGATACTGCTATAGTATCATCGACTTTTTTCATATCTGCGGTGCAAATAAAGGCGATGCACTTTTAATCCTTTCTTGTTCTTCTTCAAAGCTTACTTCGACTGGAATTATCTCGCCTGATTGCAGATTACTGAAAAGAATCTCTGTAGAAAAAGCCCCGGACTGCCACGCGCTCACTAAAGCAGTCATATCTTGATATGACATTTTACTTGGCATAAAGTCTGTATTAAGATTTATTTTTATATCTCCTGTAACGTTCTCCCAATCAGCCAACCAACGCAAAACCCTTGTCATTCCATTACTTATTGTGATTGATATCGCTGCAAGCGTAGACTCTTCTCCAAACTGTCTTTTTGATATAGTGTCAGCCGATTCAACTGAAGATTTTTGTTGCTCAAGCATCCTTGCTCCAAGAACGGCCATTTCTCTTTTTTTGTCTTCAAGATTTGTTCTTAGTGCGTTAAATTCGCTTGCAACTTCAACAAAATAGGCTTTCGCCTCAGGCCGCGGCAATATATTAGCAAAAGCCCCGCCGATGCTGATTTCCACGGGATTACCTTCCTGATCCAGCGAATCAACCCCACTAATGAACATTGTCGGCAATCCGCTAAAAAAGCAGCCGCGCTCATAGCTCGTTGCTTGCAGATAGTGATGAAAATTTGTAGTTACCAGATCGATTAGAGGCGGAGCGTCTACGTCCATGCCGATATCATCTGTACCGATCACAAGAAATGGTATAAATGACATAAATTTACCGTTCATTTTAGGAAACACTTCATCAAGCAAAACTGCTTTATCTCCATCAATCTTGAATAATCTTTGCCGATACACGCCGCCGAAAATATCAAGAATTCTGTAACGTTTATCTTCTTCAACTTTGAATTCGTCTTTTTTGTCACGAATCTCTATTGATTCTTCAAGATACACTCGTGCAAGATTTACGCGTCCTTCTATTTTCTCGACACTCCAGTTGTATATACTTTCTGCTTTATACAGCTTTACGTAAGAATGTGTAGAAGAAGATGCAGCATCTGCTAATGTCATTCCTTCTTTGACAAAAGGATAATCTACAAGCAGACCGACGCGCCCTACTGTCAGTGATTCTTCAGTAACACGTTGCAATAAAGTATCAAAAAAAGTCCCGCCCAGGTCAATATCTTCTAACAAATTATCTAGTGCCGTCGGCACTTCAATAATCGGCCGCTTGCGAAAAATCATTCCTTTCAATCCACTAATTGTTCTCCACACACCATTGAAAAACGGAGTCATTTTTAGTCTTGTCTGATATGCTCGTGCAGATTCGTTCTCAAGCCTGGGCAAGAACATTTCTCCTTTTTCATGAACCGCGTGTTCACCTTCTGCAGCCGCGCGGCACATCTCCCAGCGCGTTTGCATATTGATATAATCTTTGTGCTTGATTGTTATGTTCATTTTTAGCCTTGTTTTAGTGCTCCGCTAACTATCGCTGTTCTCGTTGTGTTTATCCGCACAGGATATTTATGATTTATCATGTACCCTGCCGCATCTGTCCAATCGTCTGTCGCCGGATGTTTGCTCCATTTTTCAGGTTCTCCGCGCTCAGTATATCCCTGCGTTTCTAGCGCGTTCGTTAAATTCTGACATTTAGAAGTGTTTATCTTAATTCTGTTATTCGCTAGCAAACCGTTGACTGCATTGATTCTGTCTCTAACTGACGGATTAGATGAATGAGCCAAAACCTGAAAACCTGATCTTGTAATAATACTCAAATCTGATTCTGTGGCGTTTGTGTGCCTGCTCCCGCCGCTAGCGTCGGGATAAACGATAATTTTTTTTCCTGCATATCTTGAAAGATTATTCACAAAATCTCTCGTATCGTAACTTGTAAACTCATCAACTGCAATAATGTTATTATTTTCAACAACAAAAACAACCGCACAACATCCGCCAACATTAAAATCTAATCCAATATGCAGCAGCGTGTCGAAAGCTGTTATTGTACGATCAGTATCATGTTTTGTTCTATCAAAGAAATGATAAATCTTGTTTTGTGTAAAAGATACCCACCCGCCGTGGATAAATGCTTCAAACATAATCGGATCGTAATTTTTAGCGATCTGATCAACGTATCCCTCGGGCAAAAAACTGTTTGATCTTGTGCCTGCTTTTATGTAGTGATATCCATCATCTACATTTTGACCTTCTCCCCATGTTGCATAGCAAAAACCTGACGTACCATGATCTGGGGTTGTTACACATCCTATAGTGTTACCTGATTTATGTGTGCATTTCTGACGTACGCGCTCAGTTACTTTTCTCCAAACGTGTTCAGCAGTTTCATAGCTGACAGTGTCTAGCTCATCAATAACTGCGTGCGATATCTCGTATGCAATAATTGCATCAGGATCATGATAGGTTTCAAGATAGATTGTGCTGCCGAGCTGTGGAATGAAAATCGTCAGGTCTGACTTGTTGACAATGAATTTTAATCCAAGCTTTTTTAAGTGATTTACAGTACCGTTAAAGCCCCGACGTTTTGCAAGTCTGTATGAAGGGAAGAAATGTGACACATCAATTCCAGGGTCTTGCGTGACAAGATGAACAAGACGCAAAGTAGCAGCTTCACTTTTACCACTGCCAAGCCCACCGCACATCAGCGGGTGAGCGTGCTCACTAAAAACAAAATCCGCCTGCGGTTCTGTAAGCTTTATTCTCAGCGTACTATCTCGTAAGATATCTTTGTATCAGTCTGTGCATTGGTATTATTAATTGTTACATCCGGTGTCTTTCCGAGCACAACCTCTCGACCTTTTGATATTGTCTCTGCTCTTGTGCGATAGTCATTTTGTCCGTTGCAATCTGCAAGCATTGCCTGCTCTGTGTTTTTTATAGCTGCATTGTTAAAAAACTTTATGTATTTCGTTCTGTCTTCTACTTCGTATCTAAATAAATTTACCTCTTTCTCGCTGTGTTGAGCAAGCTCCTGATTTATTTCTAACTGTTTATTCACGAGAACCCCTATTGTTTTTTCAACACCAGACACAAGTCTATGCACAGTAGCTGTTGATATTCTGTGCTTTGATGATAAATCTTTCATCGTATACTTTCCGGTTTTCCAGTCTGCTAATACAGACTCTTTGCTATATATAAGTCTAGGCATTTTAATAAAAAATTAAATTTTCTGTGTCGGGTGTTAACCCGCGAATATTTCCGACGGTATCAATCATTGTAACTCTTAGTTTATACACACCTGCTTGATCAATTCCCCCGGAATCCGGGATATTAACATCAATGCTTGAACTTCCGAGCACAACTGCCGATGTTCCAGACGTAAGCGTTAAAGACGCAGTGCCATCTATTTTTGTGAAATTTACAGATACAAATACAACATCAGTCATGATAAAACCGGTTCCCGGGATTAGAGTTATAAGCACATCTGTATTTGTGTATAATTTTAATGTCATCCCGATACCTCTATGTTAGTTACCGCCAATCCAACAATTATATCCACAACTGAAGGCAAACTTGCTCCACTTACAAATCCAACGACAGAACCTTGACCCAATCCCAAATCCAGTCCCAAAAGTGCCACGTTGCTTATGCCAGAGAGAGATACTACCCCTTGACCAAGGCTCAAATCAAGTCCAGCAAGTGTAACATTAATAACCCCAGGAGCCGGAACCTCACCAACAACAACCCCTTGATCTACACCCAAATCGAGTCCAGTCAGTACAACATCAAGACTATTGCCAAGTAACCCTTGATCAATATTTAACCCTTGACCCGTCAACCCAACATCAAGACTACCAAACACCGACCCTTGATCAACACTTAACCCTTGACCCGTCAACCCAACATAAACGCCACCAGCCAATATCCCCTGGACAACGCCCAGGGTTTGCCCAGTCAGTGTAATGTTAAAAACCCCAGGAGCGGGAACCTCACCAACAACAAACCCCTGGCCAACGCTTAACGACTGTCCATCAAGTGTAACATCAGCGCCACCAAACAATAACCCTTGCCCGACGCTTAACGATTGTCCATCAAGTGTAACATTAACAACTCCAGGGACAGTTACAAACCCCTGGCCAACGCTTAAACCTTGTCCAATCAACCCAACATCAACGTTACCCGACAATAACCCCTGACCAACATTTAACCCTTGACCAATCAACCCAACATCAACACCACTGCCAAGCAATCCTTGACCAACACTTAACCCTTGTCCAATCAACCCAATATCAACGTTACCCGACAATAACCCTTGCCCAACGCTTAACCCTTGACCAATCAACCCAACATCAACACCACTGCCAAGCAATCCCTGCCCAACATTTAACTCTTGACCAATCAACCCAACATCAATGCTACCTGCAACCAACCCCTGACTAAAGCTTAAACCTTGACCAGTAAGAGATATGTTGGTATCACCGCTGGCAGCAGTAGCATTAAGAAGATAAACATCACCTGTGTATACACTCGATAAATCCGTTGTATCTGTGCCGTAACCTGTCCCTACTCTTGATGCTACATGACCATTAATTAACCCCGTTGTGACAGAAGTAATCGAAGACCGTAAATGAAAAATCTCTGCAATTTTTGGCGCAAAAGACATAGAAAGCAGTGACGCACCATTTGCCATCGCTATCAGATCATCATCAGAAATAAACCCGTTTTTAACAAGAGCGACGTATGTAATCTGGCCGTTGAAAAAATTACCGCCGAACGAGTTATCACCTATGCGTACAGCCCCGGCATCACTTGTAGTCCCAGCAAGATTTATTGCTCCTTTCTTGTGAATCGTTGATTCACCAATATGAACGTGGGCAACATCCATAAGTCCGTTGATACGCCTGCCACACAAAATAAACGGTTCGTTGATAAATACAGGAGCATTTACATTTTGTGCAACTAGTCCTTTATATGAACTTGTGGGAATTCCGCCATCCGAAAAATATAAATTGTAAGAAGAACCAAGACTGCCAGTGCTGACACAAAAATGACTGCCACTAGTATTTGTCGATACACCCGATACAACCCAGGCCCAGTCTGAGTCCGGTAGTGTAAAGTCAGAACTATCAGGTACTGTATAGTAACGTGATGTATTGCCTGTCAGAAAATCTACTGACATTTATATAGTCGTGTAAACAATAGAAGTAGCCCACAAAAACATGTCACCGGACGAGTTTACACCAGTCGTTGTATTTTCTCTTCCAAGTTGAAGAGATAGATAACTACCAGCGGCCGCATCATCAATATTTGTCAGTGCATGGGTAATTTCTTTCATAATGCCGGCGGTTGTTGGCACAATTGAATCAGAAGACTTATCAAGAATATCGAAGCTATCTGTAAGAATATCCGCAGCAGCAGCAACGGCCATAACCTGCGTTCGTATCGCAACGTTATCAATGGTTGATGATGCCATGGAATATTGGCACTTTATCGTTAATCCACTTGCATAATTATCCGGCAATCTGAAAGACCAAAGCAACAACTCATCAGTCGCACTGTCAAAAGCAAGATAAGGAC